CCGGCTACCTCTCTTGCCATTATGCCGCCATGTAATTTAAGATAATTGTTTGTGATCTTCATACCATACATAAGACTCAGCATATCATTTCTCTTAAGCCTAAAATCACTGAAAGTAACTGTCAGCTTCTCAGGAAAGTTAAGAGCTCTGTCCCTAAAATCCATATCAAGCTCTACTGTCTCAACTATCTCCTCACACTTATCCGCTACCTTTTTACCGTCAATATATAACGCTCCTATATGCCTCTCTTTAACAACCATGTTACAAATCCCTCTCCCGGCTCAGCCTCTACATACTCATTGTATCTGTTACTCAACATGATTAACTCATCCTGTGTAATCCTTACGCTGTTAGATCCAAACCTCAGCATAGGGAGAGTAGTTTTCTTTTCTTTCGGCTCCTCCGGCTCTATATCCTCCAGATCCTCCTCATCTTTTAAAAGGTCTGTCAAATCTACATCAGAGAAACCAGTAAGAGAAATATCATAGTCCTCATCTAACAGATCCTCCAGCTCTTCCTTGAGTAAATCCTCATCCCAGATAGATAACTCTGATAACTTATTGTCTGCCAGTCTATAGGCTTTCTGCTGAGCTTCTGTAAGTCCGTCAACTACTATGTACGGAACTTTCTCCAACCCAGCTAAGATAGCCGCCTCTCTTCTGGTATGTCCGGCAAGGATCACTTTCTCCTCATTTACCAGAATAGGATTAGTAAACCCATATTCCTCAATACTCAGCTCTATAGCATCAAGAGCCGCACGATTATCACGGGGATTTTTCTCATACGGGATCAGCTCCTCAGGGTTACAATACTGGATTTCTCTTTCTTTCATATCCATTGTAAATTTACCTCCTAAATCTTCCTTTTTTACTTCCTACTACTTCAAACAGCTTTCATAAATATAGTGTAAATACTTCCTACAAAGTCAGCCTTTAGTGTTTCGTTACGTTCAAATAATCCAGATCTACATTAGATACACAAGTAATAGGGATCTCCTTTCTCTGCCTACTTACCTCCTGATCTGGAGTGAGGTAAGGATGTTTTATCATCTTTGCCTTTCCCCGGCTCATGCTTGTGTAATACGGATCGTGCTCTCTTAGCCACTTGTCGGCTTGATCTTCTTCTCTTTTTCTTATTCTTCTC